CACAGGAGGAGTATATTATGCGTAAGTACTCGGAAATTCGGGCACCGAGTAACTGCTTACTGGCCTGAGTATCGAGCTGGCCGATCTCTAAATGTCGCAAATAGAAGAGGCCACCGACTAATTGTTGGACTTCCAGGTCACCGTCATCACCGTTAAGGCGCATCCACCTGATAGGATCGGTCCCCAGTTTCTTCTTGAATATCTCGCGGTTAACCCGGTTATATACAAGGTTCATAGTATTGTTGATCATGGATGTGGTTCGCCAGCCGGACCAGAGGCCTCGGGTCACGCGGCGGATGACGCCGTCGGAACCGACCTCCCGGACATATAATGAGTCAAGGGCTTCGATCTGCCAGTTTGCACACCGAGCGACAAACCCGGGGTAGTTAAGACCAGCCCAGGCACCGGGGCCGGATAACTTCTGTGCAGGTTCAGCAATTACTATACGCCAGAACTTTTTCATGTCCTCTAGTGTGTGTAGGTAGTTGAAGTCGGCGTAGTCGGTTGCCAGGGTCAGGGTGCCGGTTTTTGACCGCTGTTCACGTCTCATCATGTCACAGAAATTAGACCACCCACTATTACCCAGGCTCAGCTCATCGGTGCTACGAAATAGCGGATCTTCAAGTTTGGCCATTGGGATAGATTCTATCAACCATTGATGGATCTCCCCTGGGATGATCTGGCGTAAGCGCACGCCACTCTCAGTTTTAACTTGTGCATTGGTGACGACTTTCGGTTCAATATCCACGACGCCGACAAGGTCCTCGAGACTTAGGGAATCAAGCCAGATGCGTTTGTGCAGATTGTGTTTAGGTATGTCAAGGTGTGAGAAGTCCTCTTTGCCCACGCCAATGCTACCACGGGGGGCGACGTTGATGAAGTGTGCCATGAAGTCCTTAGGTGCGAAGGGCGTATCCCCTTCTACGCCTCGGAGATTCCCTAGTACCCCGAAAGTGGTAACCGCCATCTGGCGCAAGGCAGCATCAACCTCGGACTTCCACTCCCGAGAGCGGATCTCAGGTCCAGCCACGTCGGATATCGGGAGTTGAGGTTTAGGTTCGGCGCTACGCTTGTCGACGTAGCCGTCGTTGCCTAGGAGTTCATCCTGCGCGCGCCCAGCCAGTAGGTTGCAGTATAAAGCAATAGAATCAAGCTCCGGTAGCTGAGAACACAGAATACCACCGTGGGGGGCCCATTCCGGTACTAACCATGCCCGTAGGACACCAGGCCATTCACCTGACCTGCGCATTAAAGTATGGACATTTTTGGTAAATTTGGTAAACAGTTT